TTTGATGTTGACGGGCAGAGATTATACAGGCTTTTTGACCACCAGATAACAATTGTTTTATGAGCAACAGGAAATTAAGGATAATAAACGCAGCCTACAAGGCAGTTGAAGAGCTGATAAAGGTTGCGGAGGAAGAAATAATAAAGCTTAATCCGGAGGATGAGATTGCTGCCGACAGGCTAAAGAATGCTGCCGCCACAAAAAAGTTGGCGATATTCGATGCATTTGCTATCTTAGACAAAATAGAAGAAGAAAAAAATAAAATGGAGCCTTCTATATTGATTGATAAAAAAATAAACACAAACCAGGGATTTGCAGAACGAAGATCAAAATAACTTATTTTCCGTAGTGGATGACTACATAGATTTGGCTGTGATTAAAAGAAAAAATCGCAGCCAAACTTGGGAGTATGGCTACAACGAAGAGTACGATATCATTGTGATATCCAGGGACGGGAGAATAGGAGATATTTATAGCATCAAAGGTCTGTTAATTGCATTGCCACCCACCCCAAAGGAGAGCCACTCAAGGTCACACTTTCCTGAATCACAATATTGGGAGAGAGAGCAGGAGCCAAAAGACCTTCAAAGGATAAAGTCTATCTTTCAGTGGAACACGATGCCCAATGATTTTAAGTCCAAGTGGGTGGAGTATGTCGAGAATGAGTTTGACAACAGGGAATATGGTTTCTGGTTTATGAACAATGGCAAGCCCACCTACATGACAGGGAGCCATTATATGTACGTGCAGTGGTCTAATATTGACATTGGATACCCTGACTTTCGTGAAGCCAACAGGGTTTTCTATATATTCTGGGAGGCGTGTAAGGCTGACAAAAGATGTTTCGGTCAGGTCTATCTAAAGATCAGGCGGTCAGGATTCTCATATATGTCATCCTCAGAGTGTGTGAACATAGGGTCACTGGCACGAGATGCACGTATAGGAATTCTTTCAAAGACAGGATCGGATGCCAAGAAGATGTTTACAGATAAGGTAGTTCCTATAGCCAGGAAGCTGCCATTCTTTTTTAAGCCCGTACAGGATGGTATGGACAGACCGAAGACTGAGCTGGCGTTCAGAGTCCCTGCATCGAAGATCACCCGTAAGAATATGTACGAGGAGAATTTTGATGACGTAGATGGACTGGATACCACCATAGACTGGAAGAATACTGACGATAACTCATACGATGGTGAGAAGATGCTACTGCTTGCACACGATGAGTCCGGGAAGTGGTTAAAGCCCAATAACATCATAAACAACTGGAAGGTTACCAAAACCTGTCTGCGGCTGGGAAAGAGGATAGTCGGTAAGTGCATGATGGGTTCCACCTGTAACTCAAAGGACAGGGGAGGGTCAAATTTCAAAAAGCTATACCAGGAATCGACTCCAAGCAAAAGAAATCGCAACGGTCAAACAAAAACAGGACTGTACAGCTTGTTTATTCCGATGGAATGGAACATGGAGGGATTTATAGACAGATACGGAATGCCAGTATTAAGAACTCCGGAATCTCCAATCATGGGAGTGGATGGTGAATTGATATACAGGGGAGCCATTGACTACTGGGAGGCTGAGGTCGATTCACTAAAGAGTGATGCTGATGCTTTGAATGAATTTTATCGCCAGTTCCCAAGGACAGAATCTCATGCTTTTAGAGATGAGAGCAAAGCCTCCATTTTCAATCTGTCAAAAATATACCAACAGATAGACTTTAACGATGCAATGATAAAGGATCATGTTTTGACAAGAGGGAGTTTCTATTGGCAGAACGGAATAGAAGACACCAAGGTAATATGGACTCCTAAAAAGAATGGCAGATTTTTAATATCATGGACACCAAACGCCACACTTCAGAATAATGTTAGGTTAAAAAATGGATTAAAATACCCAGGCAATGAACACATGGGAGTGTTCGGATGTGACTCCTACGACATCTCAGGAGTAGTCGGGGGTGGTGGCTCCAACGGAGCATTGCATGGTCTTACGAAATTCCATATGGACGAGGGTCCGATAAACCAATTCTTTTTGCAGTACGTGGCACGACCTCAGACTGCTGAGATATTTTTTGAGGAGGTGTTGATGGCCTGCGTGTTCTATGGGATGCCCATCTTGGTGGAGAACAATAAGCCCAGGCTCTTATATCATTTAAAAAACAGGGGCTACAGGGGGTTTAGCGTTAACAGACCCGACAAGGCATACAATAAGCTTTCAAAGACAGAGAGGGAGCTGGGGGGAATGCCGAATTCCTCCGAAGCAGTGAAGCAGGCTCACGCCTCAGCAATTGAATCGTATATTGAAAAGTACGTAGGATTTGATCTGGAGGGAATAAACAGACCACCCGATGAAATCGGAGATATGCCGTTTGTCAGAACACTGGAAGACTGGGCTAAGTTCGATATCAACAACAGGACAAGATTCGATGCTACAATAAGCTCAGGGTTGGCGATCATGGCTAATCAAAAACATTTGTATGCCCCTGTGAAAAAGCAGTCAAAAATAAGTGTTAACTTTGCAAGATACAACAATAAAGGGACAACAAGCCAAATAATAAGACAATGAAAGAGGTAGAAATAAACATATCAGCAGAGAAATTCCCTAGCCAATTAATCTCAGACTCTGATAAGGCAACCGATGAGTTTGGATTGCAGGTAGGACAGGCAATACAATATGAATGGTTCAAGAAAGATGGATCTAACTGTAGGTTCTATGACCAGTGGAGGCAGTTTCACAATCTGAGGCTGTACGCTCGTGGTGAGCAATCTGTAAGCAAGTATAAAAATGAGCTTGCTGTAGACGGAGATTTGTCTTACCTGAACCTGGATTGGACTCCCGTTCCTATCCTACCTAAGTTTGTTGACATTGTTGTTAACGGAATGTCTGGCAGACTGTTCACCGCTAAAGCGCAGGCACAGGATGCCATGTCGCAGGCTAAGAAGAACAAGTATCAGGATATGATAGAAGGGCAGATGGTAGCCAAGGATATCTTGAGTATTGTAAAAGAGAACTCTAATGTAGACCCCTTTATAATGCCACCGGACGAGTTGCCTAAAGACGATGAGGAGTTGGCTTTGTATATGAACTTAAACTATAAGCCTGCAATAGAGATTGCCGAGGAAGAAGCCATTGACACGATATTTGAAGAAAATCACTACTACGATCTACGCAAAAGGATAGATTATGACCTGACGGTATTGGGCATCAGCGTAACAAAGCATGAGTTTCTACCGGGGTCTGGTGTTGAGATATCTTATGTTGACCCTGCCAATGTGGTGTACAGCTACACTGAAGACCCACATTTTAAAGATTGCTTTTATTGGGGCGAGGTAAAGACCCTCCCCATGACTGAGTTGATGAAGATAGACCAGTCGCTGACCAAGGATGATCTGGAGAAAATATCTGAATCCAGTCAGAGCTGGTATGATTATCACAATGTATCGCAGTTTTATGACAGCGACATTTTCTATAAGGATACCTGCACTCTGTTGTACTTCAACTACAAGAGTACAAAGAAGTTTGTGTACAAGAAAAAGATATTAGAGGGAGGGGGATCCAGGATCATAGAGAAAGATGACCAGTTCAACCCCCCGGCAGAGATGATGGAAGAAGGGAAATTTAAGAAGATCTCCAAGACCATCGATGTATGGTACGAGGGCATCATGGTGATGGGAACGAATATCATTCTGAAATGGGCGTTGGAAGAAAATATGGTAAGACCAAAGTCATCATCTCAACACGCAATGCCAAATTTTATTGCGGTAGCTCCGAGAATGTACAAGGGAGTGATAGAGTCTTTGGTAAGAAGGATGATACCCTTTGCCGATCTAATTCAAATTACACACTTAAAGCTACAGCAGGTAATCTCAAGGGTTGTCCCCGATGGTGTGTTTATCGATGCTGATGGACTCAACGAGATTGACCTGGGAACAGGAGCAGCATACAATCCTGAAGATGCATTGAGGCTGTACTTCCAGACGGGTAGTGTCATCGGAAGAAGCTATACACAGGATGGAGAGTTTAACAATGCAAGAGTTCCTATCCAACAACTTACCTCCAACTCAGGAGCAGGGAAAACTCAGATGCTATTGTCGAACTACAACCACTACCTAAATCAGATCCGTAATGTAACGGGATTGAATGAGGCTAGGGATGGCTCTACTCCGGACCCAAATGCCTTGGTGGGCGTACAAAAATTAGCGGCACTAAATTCAAATACAGCAACCAGGCATATCTTAGATGCAAGTCTTTATCTGTACCGAACTTTAGCTGAGGCTGTTTCATGCAGAATCGCTGACATATTGCAGTACGCTGACTTTAAGGAAGATTTTGCGAACAAAATAGGGAAGTATAACGTTAGTATCTTAACTGAGATCTCTGATCTGTACATATACGACTTCGGCATTTTCATAGAAGTTTCTCCCGATGAGGAGCAGAAAGCACAGTTGGAGCAGAATATACAGATGGCATTGTCCAAAGGAGACATAAATCTTGAGGATGCTATTGACATCAGGGAGATAAAGAACATAAAACTAGGCAACCAACTGCTGAAGGTAAAGAGGGTGGCTAAACAAGACAGGGAGGAGCAGATGGCTATGCAACAGCAAGAAATGACTGCTCAGGCACAGATGCAGTCCCAACAGATGGCAGCACAGACAGCAGCACAGAAGATTGAGCTTGAGGGCAGGATGAAGATGCAGGTAAAACAAGCGGAGATAGCTTTTGAGATAGAGAAGATGAAAGTAGAGGCTCAGGTTAAATCTCAATTGATGGAGCTGGAGTTTCAGTATAACCGACAGATACACGATATGGCTAACCAGACTATTGCAGATAGAGAACAAAACAGAGAGGATGCCAAGTCAGGACGTATCAGTCAGCAGAACTCTGAGCAGTCAGAGCTAATAAATCAACGAAAAAACAACCTGCCTCCTAAAAGATTTGAGTCTAATGAAGATAGCCTAGATGGCTTTGATTTGGCGGAGTTTAATCCTAGATAAAATATTTTTATTAACTTTGTATAAAATTAAATATAATGGAATTTAAAGTAAGAGAAGTAGATGGCGGTGAAGAAAAGTCTTTAGCTCAGAGAGAAGAAGAGATTCTTGACCAACATGAACAGGAACAAGAACAAGAAGAAGAAGGCGTTGAACAGGAACAGGAGGAAGAAGAAACGCTAACGGATGAAAAAGTTCTTAAATTTTTAGGAAATAGATATGGCAGAGAGATAAATTCTTTTGATGAGTTGATGTCTGAAAGAGAAGCAGCGGAAGAAATTCCTGAAGATGTATCTGCATACTTGAAATATAAAAAAGAAACAGGAAGGGGGATAGAGGACTATGTTCGTTTGAACAGGGACTTTGACTCCATGAATGAAGATTCTTTGCTAAGGGAGTATTACAAAGCCACAGAAGATGGCTTAGACAGTGACGATATTAATGTTGTTATGGAAGAGTTTCTGTATGATGAAGACATTGATGACGAATCTGACATTAGGAAGAAAAAGCTAGCAAAGAAAAAAGTATTATCGAAAGCAAAAAAACACTTTGAAACGCAGAAAGAGTTTTTCAAACAACCGCTTGAGTCAAGTGGGAGTTTAACTAATGAGCAAGAAGAAGAGTTAAGTGCTTATCGTCAATATATAGAGTCTGCAAGCACTCAGAAACAGGAGAATGAAAGACGGCAAACATGGTTTACCGAGAAAACAGACGAGTTATTTAATGGTGAATTCAAAGGTTTTGAATTTAATCTGAATAACAAAAATGTAACTTTCAAACCTGGATCGGCTGATGAATTGAAGAAATTGCACTCAACTCCTATGAACTTCGTAATGAAGTATCTGGATGATAGTGGTCTTTTGAAAGATTCAGTAGGTTATCACAGAGCGTTAGCAGTAGCAATGAATCCTGAAAAGTTTGCCGAGTTCTTTTATGAGCAGGGCAAATCAGAAGCGACAGAAGATGTTATGCGTAAAACTAAAAATATTAATATGAGTGAGCGTAGGACACCAGAGGTTACTTCTAAGGGAGGAATGAAAATTAAGGCTGTGAGTACACCATCGTCTCGTGGCCTAAAGATTAGAAGTAAAAAAAATTCATAAAAAACTAAAAATTATAAAAAATGGCAGGTACATTTAATGCATTACCCACGTTTGGGCTGCAGCCATCGGCAACACAGATTCCAGTGGCAACTAATTATTTAACAAACTTCAACTTCTTAAGTCAGTATCTACCCGATACCTATGAAAAGGAGTTTGAACGATACGGAAATCGCTCAGTATCATCATTTTTAAGAATGGTGGGAGCAGAACTTCCTTGTGAGTCTGACCTTATCAAATGGGCAGAGCAGGGAAGATTACACGTAAAATACACACAGGTAGGGACAGCAGCAGCTATTAATACAGATAATCCAGTATTTACAGTTAATGATGCTTTAGCAACACCAGATGGTTATCCAGTAGGTATTGTTGCCGCTAAGAACATTTCTTCTACAGCAGGAGCGTTAGGAGCTGCTGGAATAGCAATTAGAGTAGGACAGACTGTTCTTGTCTCTTGGAACGGGGGAGCTGGTATAAACAAAGGAGTTGTTACCGCAGTTGCAGGAATAACATTCACACTAGCCTTATATGAAGCTGGTGGGACAGTTGTTGCTGGCACAGGAGTAGGTGCTTCTGACGTTACAGTTTTCGTTTATGGTTCTGAATTTGGAAAAGGAACTCCTGGAATGATTGACTCTTTAGAATCAGATTCTACTATCTTTGAAAACAAACCGATTATCCTAAAAGACAGATACGAAGTATCAGGGTCTGATATGGCTCAAATGGGATGGATTGAAGTTAGCACTGAAGCTGGCGGTACAGGGTTCTTATGGTACTTAAAATCTGAGCATGACACTCGTCTACGTTTTGATGATTACCTGGAAACAGCGATGATCGAATCTGTTCCTGCTGAAGCAGGGTCTGGAGCAATCGCTGCTGGTGTTAACCTTACAGGGACTGAGGGTGTATTCAACGCTGTTCAGACTAGAGGAAACGTATGGGCTGGAGGTATTCCTAGTGTATTGCAGGATTTCGATACTGTAATTTCCAGACTTGACAATCAGGGAGCGATTGAGGAGAACGTATTATTTGTAAACAGAGATATGACGTTTGCAATCGATGATATGTTAGCTGCTCAAAACTCTTACGGTGCTGGTGGAACTTCTTATGGTCTGTTCGACAATGATGAGCAAATGGCTTTAAACCTTGGTTTCTCAGGATTCCGCAGAGGTTATGACTTCTACAAGACAGATTGGAAATACTTAAACGATCCAACAATGCGGGGTGGTCTAGCTGCTGGAAATGGTTCTGTAAATGGTCTATTGGTTCCTGCTGGAACGACTACCGTTTATGATCAGGTCTTAGGCAAAAACGCTAAACGTCCTTTCCTTCATGTTCGCTATCGTGCTTCTCAAACAGAAGATAGACGTTACAAGACATGGATTACAGGAGGAGCTGGCGGTGCTACCACTAGCGATCTTGATGCTATGGAGGTACACTTCTTATCTGAGAGAGCAGTTTGTGTTCTTGGAGCTAACAACTTCGTGATTTTTGAGGATTAATATTTGTAATACATAATAGGGGTGTCCTTTTGGATGCCCCTTCTTAAAATTTAATATAATGAAAAATACACTTTTAGTAGATAAGGTTTATCGCCTTAGAAGAAACAGCGCACCCCTGTCTTACATAATACCAACAAGGAGTACCCCACGTAGTCCACTGTTGTATTTCGATGAAGAGATGGGGATTAACAGGTCGCTTAGATATGCACGAAATCAAAAGAGTCCCTTTGAGGATGAGCAAGATGGAAATGCGATTGTAGAGCCTGTTATTTTTGAAGATGGATTTTTAAGAGTGCTAAGGACAAATCCTGTGCTACAGCAATTTTTAGATCTGCACCCGATGAACGGCAAAAAGTTTGAGGTTATAAACACTAAAAAAGAAGCTGAAGAAGAACTTGCTGAAATCAACTTACAGGTAGATGCATTGATAGAAGCTAAACAGATGTCTATAGAACAGATGGAGGTTGTAGGAAGAATTTTACTAAGCAGGGATGTATCAACAATCTCAACAGCAGAATTAAAAAGGGACATAATTGTCTACGCTAAGAATTATCCAGAAGACTTTTTAGTTTTAATAAATGATTCTGATCTAAATTTAAAGTCTCAGTGTCAGTTATTTCTTTCTGAAGGATTGCTGACAAAAAGGAATAAAGACAGGGAGCTTTGGTTTAACACTAAGGGCAATAAGAAAAAGCTAATGAATCTTCCTTATGGAGAGGATATTATTCATGTTTTATTTTCGTTTTTCAAAACAGATGAAGGTATAAAAATATTAGAATATTTAGAGAAGCAAGTCTAACTCCATCTTTATTGCATTTTTCAAAAAGAGGGGTATGTCCATATCTCTCTTTTTTTTGTTTATATTTGTATAAAAAGAATTATGATAGACTCAGTAAGAAAGACAGTTCTTTCTATTTTAAACAAGAACAACTACGGATTTGTAACTCCAGCCGACTTCAATCTGTACGCAAAGCAAGCTCAGTTGGATATCTTTGATGATTATTTCTATGATTATAATTATCAGATAAACAAGGAGAATGCAAGGGCATCAGGCACAGGATATGCAGATATCAAGAAAGGCTATGAAGAAGTTATCGATGG